CCACACGAATCCCGGTGATCTGACCATCGTATGAGGAGACCTGCTCAGTTGGGGAAATCAATGCAAACATTAGTAGTACTCCTCCACAATAACGATACCCGCTGCTCCAGCGCCACCACTAACGCCACCGTAATTCGCTCCGCCGCCACCACCACCAGCGCCATACACGGTGCCTGCTACACCTGTGGTAGTTGTACCCCTACCGCCAAAGCCAAGCGGTGTGCTTCCACCATTACCACCCATTCCAGTTGCGCCGGCTCCGCCTATACCACCAGCGCCTGCGCCACCTGTGATATTGATGTCACCACTAGCGCCTGCGCCACCAGCGCCACCCGCCGCACCACCATTAGACCCAGCGCTGCCAGCGGAACCACCCGATGCAGTAGCCCACGCGCCAAATGAGGAAGCCGCACCAGCGGCACCAACCGTTACAACTTCACTTCCAGCAAGAGCAGAAGCAAGAATGCGTCGTTCCGAATAGCCGCCCGCACCGCCACCGCCACCACCAGCGCTATACGCAGATGTCGTCTTACTGCCAGCTGTACCAGTAGCGCTGCCTCCAGCCGCACCGCCAGCAATAACACGAACACGAACCGCTTTTAATCCAGCAGGCTTTGTCCAAGTACCAGAGGCAGTGAATACCGTCAGCACTAGAGGTGCGCCACCAGCACCACCACCAGCAGCGGATGACTGTACCGATCCGTCTGGAAAGGTAACGCCATTCCCATCAATTTGAGTTGTCGCCATTATTTGTTCCTCAGTTCTTCAATTTCTTTTCTCAACTGCACAATCTCTTTCGAGAGCTGAACGACTGCTGCCAGAGCTGCATTACCGTAAGCAACAGACAGCATTCCGTTCTCGTCCTCGATCACAGCTTCAGGCATAACCTTCTGGAGTGACTGAGCAGACACACCAACCTGTGTAAGTTCAACGTCCGTTCTGTCGTAGATACCAGCCTTGACGTTTGCCAGTGCTTCAGACAGCCCGTAGGGGAGAGAGCGCCAGTTGGTCTTGAGACGCTCGTCAGACGTACCAGTTACAGCACCAGATGCCGTACAGTTACCAACCGCATCGATGTTGAAGGAGAGTGTGAAACCACTGATCACACCACCAGCGGCACCAACACCAGAGGTAGCTCTATAGAATTGATGAGCGCCTGCTTGTCCGTAGTAAAGCGTAGCGTTGCCTGCTGCTTTGTATATCCACTGCGTTCCGTTCCAAGTTGCGTTGTTACCGAAGGTCGTAGTATTGCCGTTGAGTTGTCCAAAGAAGGAACCGCCGGGGAACTCGATCACGTCAATTGCAGCTCCCCAAGTACTAGGGGTAACGCCGACACCGATGTTCCCGTCAGGAGCAACAAACAACTTATCGCCGGTACTACCAGAGACACCGGAGTTAAGCTTCAGCACATTCCCTGTGGAGTACCAGTTCCAACTGTTTGTGTTGGTGTCCCGGTCTTGAACAATCAGGGATGCGTTTGCACCACCAGAAGTAACCGTGCCATTCGCAATGACGTTCTGGAAAGTATTGGTAGAACCAGTCCAAGTATTGGATGCTGCAAGCAAGGAAGCCTTTGCGTTCGTCTCGATGCCTGTAATACCAGCAGCGGTAAGGCGCAGTTCGCACTTCTCGCCAGCAACAAAGGAACGACCGGATGTGCCGTCTTGTCCCCGAACTACAGTCAACGTATCAGTGGATCGAGCTGTGACGAGAACGATCTCGATATTGTTTGCCGCGTCAATGAGCGTGGCATAGAAGTAATCGCCAGCCACTAGAGACGGGAAGAACGCACCCATACCAGCAGTCAGCGTGATCGTTGTCGTCGTGGACGAGATTGATCCGGCTAACGTGGCGGATGCGTTGTTTGTAAATTTATATGCCATTCAATGTGCTCCAACTATGCTGCTTTCTTAAAGGAAACATCCATTACTTTCGCGCTAGGAATAATCTGTGTGTAGTTAACATCCGCGTATACACTCGGAGAAGCAGTTGTAGCTTCCGTGTCGAGTACCTCCGCAGTCATAACAATCTCCGCGTAACTGACATCAGGTACACCATCAAGAAGCAGTGCCTCTGCGAAGATGTAATCTGCTGCGGCATCAAAGCTACTTCCACCGAGAATGCTTTCGTAGAAGACCAGATGCACACTGGTCAGGTACGCATCGAGCACATCCGTAGAAGACGTAATCGAAGAGCCAAGCGTATTGACTAGACGTAGGTTCGCGTTGGCGATGTTTGAAATCGCACCAGTTCCAGCGACACCTTCAAGCTTCTCCGTCATGCTCAGCGCTGCACTTGTCGTGACAACGGTGAACACGGTTGCGGTAATCACAACGTCTACCCGCAGTGTTGGAGTAGAAGTCGCTACAGAACTGCTAGAGCCAGCAATAGGCTTGACGAGCTTGAGATCTGTTGGTGCGCTTACTTCGCCAAATGCAGCTCCAGCCATCGGCGTGGTTTGCTTGATCGAACCAGATCCAGTCGAAACCACTTGCAGCGGAGCAATCAGCACCTTGTCTACTTCGAGAGGTGATGCCGGAATCGTGGTGACACAGGCTATCGTCGAAGCGAACTGCTTGTTGATGTTCAGTGTTACGTTCTGCGTAACAGTCGAGGCACCCGTACCAGCGATTGGTGTGGTCTGCTTGAGTGCAGCAGTACCAATTGATACAACAGCTGGGGTAGCACCGAGGATGTCTACCTTACTGAGTGAGCCTGTTGCCGTTGACGCTACAGTGATACTCGATACAAGGTTCTTCTGGGGGGTCAGGAGAGGCGCAACAGCCGCAACACTCTGTCCGGAACCAGCAATCGGGATCGTCAGACGGAAAGCGCCAGACCCGGTTGCCACACCCTGCGCGTTGGTACCCAGAGGTATCGTGGACTTGGTAAGACCTGATCCGCTGGATACAACCGAGATAGACGCATTGAAGTTCGTCTGTCTATCTACAGCACCAGTTACAACAGTCGAGCTGGAGATTGACCCAGCAAGGAACACCAACCGAGTCAAGTCGGCGGTCGCGGTTGCGGCTACCTGTACTTGGTACGGAACCAAGTTGACTGTCGGCGTAAGGTTCGGGCTTACCGATGATTGGGCATACGCAGCACCACCCAGAGGAATGGTGAGAGTAAACACGCCAGACCCGGTAGCCCAACCACCAGCAAAACCACCCCATCCGGTATAGATGTTGGAGTTGATTGGGTAACCGTTAAGTACCCAACCGTCAATGAACGCGCCATTGGCTGGCAACGAACTTGCGGAAGTGGACGTTGAGGTACTGACAAGGCTACTTATCGGTGCCTGCGATATTGCGGAAAAACCTAGCATTCTTATCTACCCATAGTTTGTGTGGGTAGTCAGGCTGTGTTCTCTACCCAGAGGCAAGTGTCTTCATCAAGCGTCCAATCACCGTCTGGCTTTGGAGGAATAAATGCATCTCGTACTGGATCGTATGTGTGACCAATGCCTGCATAGTTCTTGCGGAAAGGTTTGCCTTCAGGATGCTGCCCACCGTATGTCCTTAGAGAAGTGCGCTTACACAACATGCCGCGTTGATTGGCGTAAAACTGTTCCCAATCAAAGTTCGATTCATCCGTGCCAGTTATTACATCCGTCACGATCCAGTCGTGATCAATATATGCGTAGTGCGCCATTCATTAGCTCCAAGAAACAGTGCCGCTGCCACTAGTGAATGTAGTTATCTTGAAGCTGCCAGAAGTAACTGTGTTTGCGGTAAGACCTACACCGATAGTCAGTGTCAGCGCTACGTTGTATTTAAGAATGACAACTCCAGATCCTCCAGTACCGGCTGCACCAACTGTCGTACCGGACCCACCACCACCATCGCCTGTGTTCGCAGCGCCAGAGCCAGCATTGTTATTTCCAGCTGCACCAGTTCCGGTACCACCAGTTCCGGCAGCGCCTCCACCAGTAGTGCCTGTAAATAAGCCACCACCACCGCCACGCGCATAGAGAGTTGGAGTTCCAGTGATTGAAGAACTCAAGCCTGCACCACCAGCACCACCGGCTGTTCCTGTACCTGCTGCACCAACAGCACCAGCACCACCACCACCACCGCCACCGTATGCCCCAGTGTTACCCGCGTTGGCACCACCGTTATTACCTTGTCCGACAGTTCCAGATCCACCAGAAGTACTTGTCGCAGCTACAACGGCAGAGCCACCACCAGAACCACCAGTGCCGCCCATAACCGTTCCAGCAGCCCAACCGCCGCGACCACCGCCGAGAGAGGTAATCGTTGCAAATGTCGAGTTGCCTCCGTTCGTGTTTACAGCACCACTAGCGCCCACTGCTACGCTGTAATTCGTGAGACGATTAAACGAGTAGCTAGTGCCCGCAAGAAAACCACCAGCACCGCCACCACCGCCTTGTACACCGCCACCACCACCGCCGCCTACGACCAGATAGTCAACGGTGTAAGTAGGCTGATCACTCAATGGGAACCATACGGCTCCGTCATACCACTCCGGATATGAGAGGGTGGTGTTGAACCCAATGTCACCCAACTGAGGAGATGAAGGACGAGTAGCGGTTGTCCACTCAGGGAATCGAAACGCGCCGTTTGCAGCTAGGGCAACAGAACGCCCAGCAGGGTAAGTACCGAAGATTGTTTTCGGACCAGAAACGAACGGGACTGCTGCGTTACTTTGCGAAGAGGCAAGGATGGTGTCGCGACTGAGGGTGTTACCAGATGAGGTATATGTACCGAGACCAACCTCCCAATCAGTACCATCGGTGATGCAGTAGTAAGTCTTGTTTCCTGTCCCGATGGTGGAGAATGGTCGAAAGCCTGTCACTGCACCCGCGAGTGTTACTGATCCAGTCCCCGTAGAATTTGTTGTCTCTTGGACGCGATCAGCTAGAACCAGTGCCATTAGTTATCGATTTGGATGGAAAGAGTAGCAGCAGGGAACAAGACGGTATCGCCTTGGTTAATAGTCTTCTGGATGGTTAATGCACCATAGAACAGCAAATTGCCGCCCGTTGCTGCATCGTAAATACCGAAGTGAGTTACCAATCCCCAAGCTGCTGTAGGAGTAGGGAAGGAGATCGAGCCGTTGTTTGACGTAGTGCCAGTGGTACCAGATGACGCAACAGTAGAAGCTGCTGCCTGAGTACCTGCCCAGTTCACAAGGCTTGATGCAACGGACGCACGAGCGTAGGCGTTACCAGTAACCTCAGTACCACCACCAGTATCGGATGGTGCTGCCGTCAATAGACCTACGTATAGCGTGGTTGGGAATGTATAAGCTTGAGCACGGAAGATCTGGTCGATCAACTTATTCTCAAGGTAGTCGGACATTGCTGCCATTTATTTCTCCTAGTTAGGTGAACTGCGCGCGCACAGTGAATTTCAAAAGGTCGTAGACGGTTTGGATGTCACCCGCACCGAAGTCAATTTCAATCTCGCCCTCATACGGACCCGGATCTACGTTCAGTGCACCAGAGGGAAAGTTGAAAACAACAACCCCGTCGTGTCCACCAGACTGCTTGGTGCATGGCGTTTGGAAGAGAGTTGACGTGGAGCCTGCAGCACGGAACTTGAAGAGAACGTCTGCGGTTGATACATCGATGGGTAAACCATCCAAGTCTTTAAGGGTGATACGCACATAAGGGCGCGTGTCTCCTTGTACTAGCTTTATTCTTTCTGCCATTAAATTCTCCGCATCTGTACTTGTTTACTCGCACGAACGTAGCCGTTTTGGGCACGATCACGAGCCACATCAAGACCAGAGGTGTAGAGAGCATTACGTGCTAGCGCGAGCTGTGGGTTTGAATAAGGTTTGCCGGGAGACAAGGCGAGACGAGCAATAGCACCATTACCGATTACTTCGGCGTAGTCTTCGTATATGAAGTCGTCGATGCTTGTCGCTGTACGGGTGGGTTTCAAAGCGACTCGCATTGTGATTGCATTTGCGGCAGTCTCTTTGGGGATTGGATAAACTGAAAAGCTACGAGCATCCTTCTGTAGGATTTGACGTGGGTCTCCACGGTCTACGAGATAGCCTGAGCTTTGATTGAATATGGAAGGAGTAGATACCGTATCGATTGCTTGCGGATCTAGCTCAACTCCCTTGTACCAGCAACGCATGATCTTCACGACGAGCTTGTTGGTTGGAGGCTCAAAGTCGTAGTCCATTACATTGGCAATTGCCGTAACGGGATCATGGTCGGTTTGTATGATCAAAGACTTCTCACAGAAATCGATGATGGTGTTTTTGATTTCGAGGAGTGCCATAGCCTTTGTGCAACCGGGCACGTGTGGCATGACGTAATCGAGGAAAGAAGTGTGTGCTGTCATTTGCGCATTCCCATCTCAAACATCTGTAGGAACGCAGCGGCACGACCATCTTGGGAATATTCGTCGTCACGGAACTCAGCTCGTGCACCGACGTATTGTTTCAGTAGAGGAACGTACTGCCAATCAAGAGGCACTTCTTGATCTGCTGTGTATGTAGAGACGGTGCCATTAAATCCACCGAGCAAGAAATCAGGACGAACGCGGAACGCAGCCCTGATGCCGTCATTGCAGTACTCCAACAGTTGTGGGTCGGTGTACCGTACAGCGTCAGCATCCTGAAGATCTACGCGCACGCTATTCATAATGTCTTGCAGAGTTGTCATTACCACAATTCCTTCCGCGCCCAGTGATTGGCACTGAACACATCGTTCTTGGTTGGCTCACCGTTCTTGTTCTTGATACCAGCAGAACGCGCCAAGTAATTCGCACGTCTCTTTGGATCGTGGTGCTGGGTGAAGTCTTCCATTCCACGAAGACCGAACTTGACCAGCTTTACTTCATCCCCCTTCTTGGCAAGCACCATCTTCTTGTGCGTGTCACCTTTCGGTGCAGCAATGGGCTTGTTGAATCCGGGGAAGCTGTGTCCACGATATTCCAGAGAACTGCCGTTTCGTTTTACGTTTGCAGCTTTCATGAGTCTTTTATGTTCTCTAGTCTTGCAGGCATACACTGCCCAAAAGCCCCAAACCCCTTGGCGCTCCACAGCTCAACCTGCGCGTTCAATTCGACGGCGCAAGCTTCTTGAGTTGTGTGCAGGGTCTGGGTTGTACCGAGTACGCAATTGGTAACGTCTTTACACAGCAGGATCACTGCCAGATACA